GTACGCCGTTCGGCAGCGCATCCGTTCGATGCCGCGCTACGCCAAGGGCCACGTTCGCCACGATGGTCGCCAGTGGGTCGATCTTCCGTGCTTCCGTTGCGGTGAGCTGGTTCACACTCCGAAGAACACGCAGTTTCCGAAGTGCTCAGGTAGGAACGGCTGCGGATCGGCGTTCGTATTCAACGACGACGGCACGATCGATCGCGTCTGGGCCAGCGTGTGGGATGAGAAGGAGCGCGTTCGGAAGGAACGCGAGCGTGCGAACTTCCTAGCCGCGGACACGCTAATGGCGCCGCATCGTGAGCGTCGCCGGAAGGAACGCTACGAGCAGTTGCTTGTTCTGCGTCGTGAGCGCATCGCGCGGATGCAAGAGCGCGCCCTAGTTCGTGAGCAGCGGCAGCTTGAACGGGAACTACTGAAGCTCCAACGCTCCGAGGAACGCGCCCGCAGGCGCGCCGAGAAGGAACGCGACGACGCCCTGATTGCTCTCGCTAAGACGAAGGCCATTCGCCCTGGCTCCGAAGCGCATTGGGCGCAGCTCGGAATCGTGGACGGTGAACTGGCCGATCTGCTGGCAGAGCAGAAGCGCGACGATCGCATGAACAAGATCCAGTACGAGCAGTCTCTGGATGTGCGCTTCGACGGGAACGACGACGGGTCGTGGTCTGCGGCTCATGGCGGAGCGGTTGCGTTCGACCGCGACGAGGACAAGTGGGCGTACTACGCGGGCCAAGGCCGGACCAGGCACAGGAAGTTGAGCGGCGTATGACGAGCGAACCCGCAATCGAAGCGTTTGAGGAACAGTACGCGGCAAGGTCTGGAACTACCGTTGAACGGCTGCATCGTTGGGGCATGTTTGGCGCGCCGTGTGATTGCGGCGACGATGAGTGCGAGGGCTTCCAGATGCTGCACCTCTTCGACAAGCTTCAAAACGCTGGTTGGCTCATCGACCTCATCGCTGATGTAGACGAGAAGTTCGAAGCGGGAAAGCTGCGACCAGTACGACTTCGTGAGTCTGTCCCCAGGGGACAACAATCGTCTACAACCCAGGGCTGATGCGGACCATGCTTGCTCTAATCACACCAGTGTGCTTTACTGCGTTCAGACTGCCCGAGCCGCGTGGAGTAACCCGCGGTTGGGTGGCTGAGTACAAGACCCGCGCCCCAAGATTTTGGAATCTCAACCTCGCGTTCTGCTTGGAGCGGATTCCCAAGGCCCTCCGTCAAGCCACGGAGGGCCGCACCACGACTCACGTCGTCGGTCCCGTATGGGGCGGGCGTGAGTACAGGCCGAGGGAGCGGGGACTGCGCTGCCTGCTGGGCTATGCCTGGCACCCGTCGCAGGTCGCAGAGCGACGGCCTTAGTCAGCCTCCCCCTCGGCTGCTCTCGGTAATGCGCATGCGCTTCGTCATAGAGAACATGCGACTGCTAGTGATGGGCTGCGCGCTATGAGTGAGTACAAGACCCCGCAGCCATGAACGCCGAACTGACGTTGATCGACGGGCCACTCGCAGGCAAGACGCTGGCGCAACCCGCGGCCGGGGCTGCGTTCGTCGTGTTCCCGTTCATGCGCCCCAACGATGATGGCGTCGACCAGACCATGGGCCAGTGGGAGTACGGCCGCGACGGCCGCTTCATCCGCGAGACGGTGCTAACCACCACTGCGAACGCCGACGAGACACGCCGCGCGATGGAGTACATCTGGCGCGACTGGGACTGATTCGGGAGGGCATGTGAATGACACCATGCTCTCCGCTACCGCAGTCCAGAACGCCATACGCCTCTTGGAATCAGCAGAGCAGGAGACGGACAGGCAGTTGATGGAAGGTCTTACTCGTTTGGCTGAGGGATGGACGGCCGTGGCGGGACTACTCGCCGAACAGGAGTGAGATGCCGACACATCGCCGCATCGATATTGACGTGAAGCGCATCGATATTGACGTGAAGCCCTCGCCGTCTACCACCGCAGATACGCAGCGCTCGGTCGAGTACCCGACTCATTCCTCCGCAACGCACATCTCAGGCGCCAACGTCTCGCAGACAACGGCCCCATCGACCCGACCATCACTATCGAATGGCTGCTCGCACGGGACTACGGCATCTGCCAACTCTGCGGAGAGTGCGTCAGTACCGGCCGACGCAAGCCGACGATCGACCACATCGTCCCTGTATCGCTCGGCGGTGCTCACATCAAGACCAACGTGCAGTTGGCTTGCTGGTCGTGCAACAGCGCCAAGGGCGCACGCGTCGCATAAAAGCCCAGGTCAGAGCACACAAACAAACCTGACTTTTTTAGTAGGGATTGCACGTCACAGACCCCAACGGCGGAAAATACACACGGTGGTGTAGGGGGGATGCCGGGCAAGCGGCGAGACCACTACGGCGGGTCGTACAGGTCTCGGGCGGACAGGCTGAAGGCGGAAGCCAGGGCGGATCCGTCGACGCGTTGTTGGCGATGCGGCCGGCTGGCCGACCCGAAGTTGGGCGATTGGACCGCCGGCCATGTCCGTGATGGCGATCCGACTTCGCCGTTGATGCCGGAGCATGCGAAGTGCAACTTCAGTGCTGGTGGGAAATCGAGGTTCGATGGCTTCCCAACCTCCCGACAGTGGTGACGTAGCCGCCGCCGCGAACGGTTCTCGACGGCAGGCGCTTGAAGCTCTTCGCGACCGGTTGGCGCGCGACATCGACGCTGCCTCCCCGAATGTGGTCGCTCAAATCTCCGCCCAGTTTCGGGCGACGTTGAAAGAGATCGCAGAGTTGCCGGACGACAAGAAGGTGACGACTGCCGATGAGCTCCGCGACCGCCGTGAGAACAGGCGTGCAGCGGCCGCGGCTCGCGCACTTGCCTCCGGGGAAAGTAACTAGCTCCGGACCCGAAGCAGTTGAGTTGGCCGCGTCGGCCGGGCTCATTCTGGACGACTGGCAATGCTGGGTCCTCGAAGAGGCGTTAGCCGAAACTGACGACGGCGGTTGGGCCGCTTTTGAAGCCGCGGTGATCGTTCCCCGCCAAAACGGGAAAGGGTCGATCCTCGAGGCGCTTGAGCTCGCCGCCCTGTTCTTGTTCGAGATGCGGCTGATCGTCCACTCCGCTCACGAGTTCAAAACCGCCCGCGAGCACTTCCTTCGGATGCAGACCTTGATCCGCGGGTCGGACGAGTTGTTCGAGCAGGTCGCCTACATCCACACGGGTGCCGGCGCCGAGTCCATCGGACTGAAATCCGGGGCACGTCTGAATTTCGTTGCTCGGTCAAGAGGATCGGGGCGAGGGTTCACGGGCGATTTGATCGTGATGGATGAGGCGATGTTCCTCCCTCAAGAGTCCATCGGCGCGATGCTCCCCGCGCTTTCGGCAAGACCGAATCCGCAGGTTTGGTACACGGGTTCCGCGCCGCACGCGGACTCGAAGGTTTTACACGGGTTGATCAGACGTGCGCAGGGTGACGGTGGGCGGCTGTTTCTCGCGGAGTGGGGAAACGACGCTGACGTTGATCCGGAAGATCGGGATGCGTGGGCGAACGCCAATCCGGGATTGAACATTCGGATTCCTGAAGAGCATGTGGCGACTGAGTACGAAGCGATGCGGGAGATGGGCGACGAGTTCCCCCGCGAACGTCTTGGGGTTCCCTCGGCTGAGGACTCAGGCGCTGGTGTATTCGGAGCGGGAAAATGGCAAGCCTGCCTCGACCCGAAGTCCACAGTTGAGAGTTTCGTTGTTGCTCTGGCGGTGTCGCCGGGGATGCAGTTCTCCTCATTTGGTGTAGCTGGTACCCGCGCTGACGGTCTCGCACACGTCGAGATGATCGACCGAGCACCTGGAACGGGATGGGTTGTCGGTAAAGCGAAGGAATACGCGGAGAAGTACGGGCCGATCGCACTCAACCCGCGGTCGCCGGCCGCAGGTCTTATCAACGATCTCACTGACGCGGGAGTTCCGCTCGACGAACTCGGTGATGGCGAGTTCGCGAAAGCGTGCGCGACGCTGCAGCAGAAGGTCGAAGACGGAACTGTCCGTCACATCGGCCAACCCCCTCTCGATGCCGCGGTTGCGGGCGCGGCGATCAAACCCGCTGGAGACTCGTGGCGATGGTCACAATCAGCGTCGCAGGTCGATATCTCGCCGCTCGTAGCGATCACCATCGCGGTCGGGAAAACGCTCGATGGAGCGAAGCCCCCGACCTACTGGTCATCCGAAGATCTGTATTCGGAGGTCTGATGCTCGCTTCAGTCCTTCAAATCCTTGGCGCTATCTGCGTGATCGCCGCTGCTGGCTCGGTTGCTCCGATGTTCGGGGTTTTCGTCGCCGGGATTGCCCTGCTCGTCTTTGGGACTCTTGAGGAGCTGCGCTGATGCTCGGACGAATGTTCCAGAAGACTGAGAACCGTGCTGCGGAGTTCATGCAAGGCCTCACCCCGTGGGGTGATTGGAACCTCGCAACACCGTCCGCGTCTGGCATCGCGGTCAACAGCACGTCCGCGCAGCAACTTCTCGCCGTCTACGGATGCGTGCAGTTGATCGCCGGAACAATCTCGACGTTGCCGCGCCACATTCTCAGGGAAGAGGACGGGACTGAGGTCGCGTCGCCTCCGAAGTGGTTCCGCCGGCCCAACTCGTCGACAACGATGACCGAGTTCGTGTCCCAGACCGTAACGAGCCTCCTGCTGAACGGCAACGCGTATTGGGCGTACGGCATCGACGGGAACGGAATGCCGAACGAGCTCACCGTGCTCGACCCCGCGGTGGTGACGGTGAAGCAGGAGCCGGGACCGATCGCGCCGACCGTCACGTACGAGGTGAAGGGTCGCCCGTTCCGTGGCCGGATGTTGCACCTCAAGGGCATCTGCGCGCCCGGCCAAGTGGTCGGTATCTCTCCGATTGAGGCGGCGCGCCAGTCGATCGGTGTTGGTCTCGCAGCGCAGGAGTTCGCCGCGCGGTTCTACTCGAACGGCGCATCCCTGTCCGGCGTGATCGAAACCGAAGCCGACCTGACCTTGGACCAGGCGCGCGACACGGTCCGCAAGTTCGCAGGCGACCACGCTGGACTCGCGAACGCACACCGTCCCGGCCTGCTCGACAACAACGCACATTGGAAGCCGCTCTCGATCGCGCCAGAGCAAGCGCAGTTCCTCGAGTCACGCCAGTTCCAAAGCGCAGAGATCTGTTCGCAGATGTTCCTGGTCGACCCGGCATGGTTCGGGATGGCGCTCGGCTCCGGTTCGTCCGTGACCTACAACAACCTCGAGAGCCAGGGAGTGCGGCTCGCGACGTTCACACTGACCAGATGGCTGGTGACGCTCGAAGCCGCGTTCTACGACCTGCTCCCGCGGCCGCACGAGTTGAAGTTCAACCTGGATGGCTTGAAGCGCGGAGACCTCACGGCCCGGGGCGAGTACTACACGAAGGCCATCGCTGGCCGATGGCTTTCGCCGCAGGAAGCTCGCGACTTCGAGGACTACGGACCGATGCCCGCAGATCTCAAGACCCAACCGCAAGCCCCACCGACGTTGCAAGCCGTTCCCGATCCGCTCACGGCGACTGGATAGATGATGGAACGACGTGCCCTAGATACGCCCGAACTTCGGACGTTCTCCGATTTCGAGGCGCGCCAGCAGGCGGACGGCTCATGGAAGGTCGGCGGTTACGCTTCGACATTCAACGACCCGTACCAAGTCCACGACCGCTTCGGGGACTTCTCCGAAGAGATCCTGCCCGGTACATGGGACCGAACCCTTTCGGAGCGAGGTCACAAGATCCAGCTTCTCGAATCACACGGCGGTCTGCCGTACGCGTCGACGAAGGCCAAGAACCTTCGGCTCGGGACGGACCAGCGAGGGCTCGATTGGGAGGCTCTCCTACCGAAGGACAGCCAGCGCGCGCAAGACCTCGGTGTCGGTATCCGCGATGGGTATATCGACGAGATGTCAGTCGGGATGCGTATCCCGACTGAGGGTGATTCGTGGAACGCCGACATGACCGAACGTCAGATCTCCGAAGCGACATTGCTCGAAATCTCGGTCGTGGCGCGCGGCGCGAACCCGAACACCGAAGCCGCGATGCGCGAGCAGGAACTGCTGGCCGAGATCCGAGAGCTCCGTGCTGCGATTGCTACGGAAGAGGCGAACAGTTACGTACCTCTTCGAGGCGGAACTATCACGGGCGCCCTCACTCTTGACGTTGACCAGTCCGTGACACTCGACGCGAATCTCGACTCTCTCCGAGACGCGCTCGCAGAACGCAAGTTCCGTCTCCCGATCACCAAAGAACTCGCGCAGCTCCTCGAGCGGCGCAAGTAATCAGGCCGACCCCCGCGCGGGCTCGCCAACCGACATCAGTCGGGAAACATCTCGCGGAAACTTGGAAGGAATGACAATGCCCAGTGCAGAAGAGCGAGTCCGCGCCATCAACGAAGAGCGGATGAAGGTCTGGGAACGCTCTAAGGAGCTTCTTGACCGTTCAGAGCAGGCCGGTGGTCTCACCGCCGAAGACAAGAAGAACTTCGACGAGACGATGAAGCGCATCGACGAAATCGACGCCCTCCGCGAAGCGATCTTGTCGTCCGACAAGGCCAAGGAAGAGTTCGAGCAGGTCAACGAGGAACTCCGCCGCGTGACCACGCCCGACGAACGCGCTCAGGCAGAACGGCGCGACGCGGCCGAGGA